GTAGCCGTTGACGCTATAGATTGCGCCAGCCGTTGCCTTAACCAGTGTAGCGTTGTTCGTCGCGGCACTCGACGGCAACCGGGCCGCAGTCGTGGAGGCTGACCCCGCACCGAACATAGAAGTGACCGGGAAAGGCTTTTCGTAGCTGACCGGAACGTCATGGCCGTTCGGGCTTTCAAAGAAACGGTTAACGCCGCTCATTGTGCATATCCTCTGTAGGGGTATTGCGGTTGAAGGAAGACAGACGATGGGCGGTCGAACCCACTCAGTTTATCGTAAAGCTCACGCGCCATCGCGACAATCTTTGACGCAACCACCGGCCTAGTCTCGGTAATACCAAACGTATCCAGCAAGCGAGCGGCGAGGTTATACGTCACAGCCTCAAACCACTCTTGCGGTACGTCTAGGTTCTGATCCAGATCGGTCACGTCCTCAATCACGCGGGCCGTGGTGCAAAGGATATTGGTCGAAGTGGTCGGCACCGGCCACAGCGTCATCGTCACCGAATCACGCAAGCGACGGAAGTAGAAGATAGTCGGGCTTCCGGATGCGGTCTTGTTCGGCAGGGTGATGTACTCACCGTGCTCCCACCGGGCTAGAATCCGCTGGAACGTCGGGTCAATCTCAACCCGCGCCTCTTGAACGTCCAGCACCCGAGGATCAAGCGTGACTGTCGCCGTGTCAGCGGCAAACACAATCGTTTCCTCTTCCTCGCGCCAGAGGTTGCAGCCGTCAGCCTGCCAGCTTTTGAGCATCCATTGCAGTTGCGTAAGCCCCTGCTCGCCGTCCGTACCAGACGGGGTTTCACCGCCACCCAGCACGGTAATCAGCGTCATGGCTTGGGTTACAACGTCTCTCGCCGTGAACGTCTCAGAAATGCTGCCACTTGTCGCCACGGTTACAAGTCCTCTGGAGTGACAGGGTATAGCGGGTCGATAAACAGGTTATCGGGACGCGGACGAATATCAGGAAGCGGCACACCCTCTGGTCCCACGTCAGGAGCCGTCAGAATGGCTGGCCGAGGGTCCCAGCACGTATCAAGGCAAACCATCAGGCCCGTCCATTCCTTCGCCACGTCAGAGCGACGGCGCTTGAAACTGCACCTATCGCAAATGGCGAAAACCCCGCCGGGGATATAGTTAGGTGCGCCTCTGGTATCTGGACGGATGCTCATGGCTTACCTTGTGATATTCCCGGCGATCCGAAAACCGCCGGGAAATCAACCACTTATCAAGAACCTTGGACGCCGAAGCAGCCGCGCCAGTCGCCCCATCCGGGGACGAAACGAGCGGTAGCCTTGGCCTTCAGGTTCTCGGTGTCGAAGTCGTTGTCGCGCTCAAGCTCGACTTCACGACGCCACAGAGACTTCAGGCCACCCGGAACGTCCGTCTTCAGGAACCACGAATCGAGGTCCGTCAGATACGGGTTGGAAATGTAGCCGTCTTGCAGCAGGCCCATCGAACGAATGGCGTTAATGTCATTGTTCGCAGTGCCGGTACGCAAGTTCGACTTCAGAATCCGCTCCGCGTTGAACGCCTCGGTCGGATTGACCATCAGCTTCGTCGGGGCAACCGGGATGTTCAGGCCACGCGAGTTCTTCATCTGCATCAGAACCTTGATGGCATCCTCAAGCGAGGCTTCCGAAAGGTCAGCAGCAGCAGCCAGCGTGTTCGCCTGATTGCCCGAAAGCGTCGGGTGATCCGTCGCAAACAGGGCAACACCGTCACCGCCAGCATAAGCGCCGCCGGTAAAGCCACGGTTCAGGATGTTGGCGTGAACGATCTCGATAGTCGTGGACATGGAGAAGGCCAGCGACGACGCGCGGGTTTCCGAGACTTCCCGGTAAAGGTCGTCCTCTTGTTCCTCGCGGGTGACGATGTAACCCAGCCCGTACACGACGTGATACAGGGTGTTCTTGTAACCCTGTTGATCCGAGTCGTAGGCGATAGAAGCGCCTTCAGCCTTGACAGGAGCCAGACCAAAGCCGGTAGCTTCAATCAGGTATTCCCACGCCTTATCCGACTTCTCTTTGTCGAAGAACTGCGTGTAAATCTTGGGATATTTCCCATACTCCTTGCCGAACCACAGCTTTACGCCGGGCCATAGCGCGTCGGGGTGATTTGAGCGAGTGATTACAGCCATTGTTCAAACCCTCCCTTAAATGCCAAGACCGCTGGCGATACCAGCTTCGGTCGGCAGGTTGAGACGAACGAGAACATCAGCGTAAGCGCCGAACTCGTTATTGATCTGCGGCTCAAGGCCGAGAATGCGAAGCTGGTAGGTCGCATCCGGGTCCGGCGTAGTGCCATCCAGAATGAAGCCCGATTGCTTCGTCGCGGTCGAACCGGAACCCGAAGTCAGGTTGGCGTTCAGGCCCACCTGAGTATCCGCAATACCCGTCGAATCGACTTGGATCACGAACTCAAGGCCCGGATCATCAGCGATCAGAACGTTCATTGCGGTCGAGGCCGGACGATAGCCATACGGGGTCAGGGCCGGGGTCGGCTGGAAGCCCACCACAACACCCGAAATCCGGTTGGTTGCGCCAGCCGTCGCGCGAGTGACGGTCGGATACGACTCAGGGCCAGCCTGAGCATTGCCGGACGAACCGGCGAGAATGACGGGATCACCGATGAACAGAGCCGTCGCATCCGTCGAGGGGACGTAATACGTGTTGGCAGCTCCGCTATACGGCTGTCCGCCACGCTCACGCAGGGGCTTAAGCCCGTACGGAGCATTGGGGTTAGCCATTGCATAAACTCCTTGTTAGGGCTTGAAGCCCCGGATGTTGTTATCGGAAGGGGCGTAGATGCCCGCAGAAGATGAGGCCGAAGCCCCCGAACCTTCACCCTTCAGCGCAGACCGCTCGATTTGATTCAGGCGGTCCAGCTTGGCTTTCTGGTCCTCTACCGCGAACTCCTTGGGTTTCCGAAGGAGTCTAGCGACTATCGGCTCACCACGGCCATTCGTGCCTACGGTGCGCCCTTCAACCCCATCGACTACATCATAGTAGTTCCGGCGGGTTAGATGCTCGATACGGCCACCTTCATCGTTGACCCATCGCAAATCACAGTCAGCGTTAGCACTGATTACTTCATCGGGCAAGCCAAGGCGCATCACCGTCATTGTATCCAGCGTGCCGTTGTCTCGCTCACGACGCTCACGCATTTCAGCAAGGCGGCGCGCAGACATACCCGAAGACTTGGCTTCCGGTTTCGGCGCGGTGTCAGCCAGCGCAGACGGCGTTTCAACGTAGGGGCCGCGTTCCGGTGCGGGAGCCGCCATTGCTTCGTTCAAAACAGACGGGTCAGCAGGGGTATGCCCCGGCATGGCGACTTGAGTCATCTTCGGTTTCCTGTTGTACGGGCGGGCCATCAGTCACGCCCCATTTCTTTGTCATACATGGAGCAGTATTCCGCCACGCTATCAGCCCGACCACGATCAACCGCAGCCTTGGCCGCAGCCAGTACCGCCGGAGGATAGGTCTTCTTCGGAGGGGGAGAGCTACGCGAGCCGCCCTCGACAGACGGAGGGGTCCGGCGCTCAGCGGGCTTGTCGAACAGCTCAGGGAACCGCTTACGGACCTTTTCTGACGCATAAGCCAGTTGGGCTTCCGGGTCTTTGCCTTCAGACGCGGCAACACCAGCCATCGCCGTAGCGTAAGCCGAAGCCTCGGTGTCCACGCCAAACCACGGATTGTCAGCCTTGAACTTCGACTTGTAGTCGGTCTGAGCAGGCGTTCGATCCAGCGCATCAATCTGCGCCGATACTTGACGGGCAGCGGTCGGATCGTTGGCGTCCACAGCCTCCGCAAACTGCCGCTCCAGCGCCTTGCGTTGCTTGGCAAGCTCACGTTCAAGGATGCGCTCGTTGGTCTTGGACAGGCCCTTAACCACGTCCTTAACCTCGCCAAGCTCTCGCTTCAGCGTCCGGTTTGCATCGACCGTATGTTTGACGAACTCGCCAGCATCACGCCAGCCGGAGTCATCACCCTTCCAGTCCTCTTTCGGACGCCAGCCCATGTCACGGGCAAGGCTTTCCAGATCAGGGGCAGAAGCCTCGCCACGGGCCGGAGCATCGTTAGGCGCATCCGGGAGCGCAACGTCGGGCGGGGGTGCTGCCTCAGCAGCGGGGGCAAGTTGTACGTCGGTCATTCAGTCACCTGTTCATAGGTCGCTTCAAAAATGTTGGGCTTGCACGGGTATATTTCACCCTTCACGCCCTTGATGATCCAATCGCCCTTCTCTGCCCGCATCACGCCCTCAAGCGTGTGGATTAGGGCGTAGTCCGGGCCTCCGCGCCAACGGTCGTCTTCGTTGTGCGTAGTGACTTCATTAAGGACGTGGCGGTCATGAAACCAATCGGGCCACGACTCACCGAGTTGGAAAGCCTCAATCACGACAGGCTTTTTGCGGTACTTCATTCGATCACCGCTGCTATGGCCTTGTCTTTCACAAGGCGGAATTCATCTTCACCCTCTTTCCAGAGGATGCCGTCGTAACGGGCAAAGATTACCCGATCACCGATTTGAGGTTTCGCGCCTTCCGGCCACTCCGCATAATCGAAGGATGCCGGAGACATTGAGACGATAACACCACGCTGTTGAGCGTGTTTGTCAGTCTCTACCGTCTGGTCAGAGAGGATAATCCCCCCCTTGGTCTTCTGTTCTGCCGGATCAGGCCGGATCAGGACGTTATATTCAATCGGTCGAATCATGCATCTTCCTCACATCATCGAGGGCTATTTCTGACAGCGCACGATATGCGTCTGCCCGTGTTCTAAGCGTCGCGAGCAACAGAGGGTCACAACCCCCGGCGTCCCACGTCGCTGCTATCCAGCCTTCACGCTGGGCCGAAGCCGCCTTGTCCAGCGCCGCCATCACCCAAGTCGTAACCGGGTTGTTGCGCCACTGGTCCCATTCCTCCGCTTCCATTCATCACTCCTCGCTCTGCCACTAAGGAGAGCTTGTCCATCGCATCAGCGCGATTCTTTGTAGCCGTCGCCTCATTGAGCGCGGCCTTGCTTTCCTTCTCCTTCAGGTCCGCAATCATCAGCGGGTTAGGAGGAGGAGGGCCTTCAGGCTTAGGCGGAAACAACTTCTCAATGTCCGCAATGTCCGCAGCCTCGAAAATACGCTTCAGGATTTCCTCGTCATTGAGGCCCTTACCCAAGAAGCCTTGCAGGAACCCGGCCTTGGCCATCCGCTGCATGTTCGTCACCGAGGCAGGGTCCGCCACCGGCTGAATATCAAGGTCGGCCTCGTTGAAGTCCTTGGCCAGCGTCGCACCGGGAATGTCCAGCACCCGCGCGTACTCTTCCGGGTCGCCGTACCTCGACACGCAGTCGTACAGCAGTTGGAACTCTTGCTTGGCCGAGCGATAGATGCGCTTGTAAATCGCCGTGAACGTCTGAAGCCCTTGCTCAATCAGGGCCAGCGTCGCCGTCGCCGTCTGTGACTTGCCAGCCTCGCCTGTCAGCACGTCCTTGACAGAGGAAATGTCACGGGCCGCGTCCATGAGCATACCAAGCAACTCAAACAGGACAGGGCTAGGCGCGGGCATAGGCCGATCATAGATCGCGCTCCGAATGTCCCCGCCCGGTACGTTCACCACCTTGTACTCAGACGGCGAGAACCGCAGCACGTTCGTTTGGCCAGACCCTTGAAGCCTCAGACCCGCCGCAAGGAAACCGCCCCCCGCAACCTGTGCATGGCCAGCGTCAAGCAGTTGGTTGATGATCGTATTAACCACCGCATTGATCGGGGCCAGCAGATGCCCGAAGCCAATGTCATAGAACCGGCCCTTCGGATCAGGCAGGAAGCTGTACTTCACGAACGGGCACCAACGCTCAATCCGAATGACAGTCTTGCCGTCCTCCGCAATCTCTAGGTCCAGTTCGTCGTAAGCCGCCTCAATCCGCATCACTTGCGTTGATTCAACGTCAACCGTGATGATGTAAGGCTCTTCAACACCGTCACCGTCCAGATCGTGCATACGGTGTTGTTCGATGAACTGGCGCGGCTTCTGGTCGTCCTCATTCCCGTCCAGCAGCATATCCGCATCGCGATACATCCCCGACCGCTGACGCTCCGTAATCTGGTACGGGAACACCTCAAAGTCCTGTGTAATGCGCGGCGCGTCCTTCAACGCCTTCGCATCGCTAGGCACGGTCAGGTTCAGCGCATTGACGAACTCGCTACACGGCCTGCGCTTGTGTGCGTCGTAATAGACCTTGCGGAACCCACACCCACTAATCGGCAACTGATTAAGC